GGTTCCTCAAAGAGATGACCCATCCGAAGTTGATAGATTCTTTCTCTAAGAGATTTATAAAACTCTCTTTTCTCGTCTGGATTCATCAATTACTAAATTCTTGTAGGATATCTAGAACTTTATTTAAAGTATAGTGAGCACCATTTAACCATTCTTCACTGGCACCATCATATACTCCATCATAGATTTCATTCTTCAGTTTATATACTCTTGCCTCAATATCGATCTTAGTCATTCTGCTTCTAGGCATTACATATCCAACTCGTTTTGCTTTTTATTTAGACTGTCCATTCTCTTAGCCCAAGTAGTTCCTTCCTCAGAACCACGTTTTGGGTTAATACAGTCATCGTTTCCTAACTTATTACACACTAATCCCGCAAGATCATCTTCATTTCCCAATGCTCCAGTGCCGCTCCAATAATGTTGACCATCTACCCAAGTAGCACCACACTTAGGGCAAGTTTTTGTTTCTGACATTTGTGTCTCCGAATTTTTTGTGGAAAGATCTCATTTCTCGTTCAAGTCTACGTCTCATAAACCACATTAAAATCTGAACATACAGATACTTAATTTGCAGTTCAATGTAACGGACTAACCGCATTGTAGACTCGTAACCACCAATTACAACAAGTGTAAGGAAAATTAACAGGACAAGATAAGTTGTGTAGAAAATCGAATTTACCACTATCTAACCTCAAAATCAAGTTTACGAACCTTTCTTCGTCTACGGTTCTCCTGATATTCTAGATCGGACTTTGATAGAGTAGTGTTATTGTTAATACTTTTATTATTTTTTATTATCAAAACATCACCAAGATTAAGTGCAGTGACTTTATCTTCTTTTAAGATCATCTGATTTGAACATCCACAACACTGCACTTTTGAGGTGCTTGTGAGTTCTGTCCTACAGAGTTTACATTGTACAGATATCATAATCAGATTTTATTAACAATCTCCTATTTAGGAGAAGTAACTATAAAATCTTTATTAAGAAGCGGGTAACGGGAGTCGAACCCGTGACTGGAGCTTGGAAGGCTCAGATGTTACCTCTACACCATACCCGCAAGGAGCCTCTAGTCGGAATTGAACCAACCTCTGCTGCTTACAAAACAGCTGCATCACCACAATGCTTTAGAGGCAATAATGTTCAATCTGATGGCAGTTAGCACATAAGACTTCACACTTTGCTGCTTCTTCTTGGATCCTCTTCAGGTGCCAAGTAGATGCTCTGGAAGCAATGTTAACCTCTTTGTCATTGTTAGGGTGGTGAAATTGAAGTGCTCTCCAATCATCATATCCACACCTCTCACATTTCAAAGTAGATTTCCACTCCTTATAAATCTTAACTCGGTCTTTTTGCTTTTGCCGTTCGACTTTGCCTTTACAAGATTTACACTCAGGTCTCAGATATCCATTTCCTGTGGAATAGAATTCTGTTTCTGAGAGAGTTTCTTTACAGATCTTACACTGCTTCATTTTACCTTAGTATTTGTAAAGTATTTATAACTTTACAACTCTTCAATAAAAATATCTCCTGCTCGTCAGCAGGAGAGGCACCAAGAGGGATCCCACCTCTCTCTCACATGGGTTGGTTTTCCGATTCTTTTTTCTCTCGGAGATGTGAGCCAGGATGCATTCCAGTCCCTTACTCCCGTTGCTGGGCTCGAACCAGCGACATTCGGATTAACAGTCCAACGCAACTACCAACTGTGCTAAACGGGATTGTTTTCTTCTCTCTTGAGTTTGAAGTATAGTTTATAATACTTCTTTCTCATCTGATCGAAGATTGCCTTGTCTTCTTCAAAACCAAGTCTCTTAGTGTGCATATAGCAACCTTCTAATTCAGATATTAGAAGTAAGATGTCTACTGGTTTCATAAGAAGAAAGACAACAGGTCCACTAGGAATCGAACCTAGAATAACCGCTTAGAAGGCGGTAGTTATATCCGTTTAACTATGGACCCAATAAAAGAATTATAGACTGTTTAGTCTAGTTTGTCAAGGTAAAGAAGATCGATTTCATCTTCTTCTAACCACTCCTTGAACTCCATGGCAATTGATGCAGCATCCTCCCATTCAAGTTCTGAATCCATCATACGATCTTTTGACCAATCGATAATCTCCGAAACGCAATCGATAACTTGCTCTTCCATAGTAACTCTGCAACTCAGTTATCATAACACTCCTCCTCCTCTCCGTCAAGCACATATGACAATCTCATCATAATACGTGGGTTTTCTCTTGTGTAATATTTATCGATGTTTGGTTGATGAAAACATTTGGAATCATAAAAAATTGCTTCATTAAATCCATACTTAACATCAAAATCTTTATCCAATATACCATTATTAATTTTCTGATGATAGTTACTATAAGTTATTTGAGATGAATACTCATTATATTCATCAGCAATTTCTTCAGTTTCTTCCAAGAGATTTCCATTAAACTTCCAGAATCCAGTAGACACTTCCCTCTGATTCAAATTAATCAATCCTATAATATTTGTCTCTCTTCTTTTACCAGGATCTGTATGTGGAAGAATGCAGTTATTGCTTCTAAGATTATCTATACCACCAGAATCCATACCAACATTATTATAATAAAAATAATAAAACTCAGATTCATTTAAAAAATCATCATGGTCAGGTAAATCAAGAAGATCATCCGCAATAAGTTCGCCAGTCCAATAGGGAAGTTTTAAAGACATAATACCTGGTTTTGCATTATGACAAGATTCCCATTTTGTTAATAAAGATTGAAACTTAAGCATCCGATATGGATCCTTAAAAACATTTTTTACATGTATTACATCATCATTATATTGTATTTCTTCACTATCTTCACTTATCTCACAACAATATCTGAAATATGAATCAATCGTCTCCATAATAATCCTTTCTAAAGTAACGACTTAAAATATTACTGTTGTAATATGCTGGTTCTCCGTTAAGAGATTCTGTAAGAACATTATTTAAAAACAATTGACGTGTCTCTTCAAAGTTTGTTCTTCCTTTTGTTTTATGTAGTGATAATATTTCTCTCTTAAATTTATCTTTACCAATCTTCTCTATGTCTTCTTTCAGTTCTGGACAAGATCCGTAATACCGCTTCCAATCACTCTCCTGTTTGACTTTTCGTTTCTTTCCTTTTGGCGTTCTAAACGACCAAAAATACTTTCTACCAATGTACTGTCGTTGGTTTGTGAGATTGGTAATGAGATAAACAAAGCCAAAGTAGTCCCCAACATCACTGCTATCAAAAGTTCGTTCCATGTAAGTCCAAGGATTTTCATAATCCACCATTCATATATTCCATTGTCTGGAATATTTAGACAAAAGAAAAGACCCTTGTGGGTCTTTGTGAAGAGATTCTATGTTTTGGGGTTTACTTCATAAGAATACTTTTGCAAACTTTTTTACATTCATGTTGTCCTAATGCATCGCACTCAATCAGACACTCATAGTAGTCATTAATTTTTTGATTTTCAACTTCAAGTTGATCGACAGTATCTTCAAAATGACGCCATTCGTCTAATTGCGATTTCGAGAGTAGGTTATGCATGATGTTCTTCTCCAATACAAATTGATTAAATGTAAAACATAATAAAGAAATGATATTCAGGACATCGTATAATTCCTAATTCTATATTATATAGAACAGTTTGTGTTAATTCACTAACATTTGTGTGTTTTTTACATAGATTAACTTAAGTAAACATAAAGACATAAAAAAAAGAGACCCTTTCGGGTCTCTGATATTTATGTATTATCCTTGTGTTTCATCTTCAGGAAATTATATCTAATAACTTCATGAGGCAACCAAGGTTGAGGTCCAAATCGAAGTATCTTGAGATCAAATTCAGTTAACTCAACTCTCGTATCTGCCATCAATTGAATTGCCCACTGTTCTGTCATAGTTTAAATCCTGAGAACGTATCTGCCTTGACATCTTGCTTGATGCCACCTACCACATAAGACTCAACTTCTGTCTCTTGTGGTGCCACCTGGAGACCTTTAGAAGAGATCCAGTGTTCAGTCCAAGGCAGAGGATTTGCCTTAGCAGAAATATCATACACTGGTTTGAGACCAATGGACTTCATACGACGATTTGCAATCCACTCAACATAGTTCTTGAGTAGTTTGTCATTCAGACCAATCATTGATCCATCTTTGAACAAATACTCTGCCCACTTCTTCTCTTCATTCACCGCACGGTCGAACATAGCATATGTCCACTCCTCCTCTTCCTTCATGATCTGCTTCATCTCAGGATCATCACCAGTCTTCCACTTATTCAGAATGTTCTGAGTAATTGCTAGATGTTGATTTTCGTCTCTTGCAATGAGTGAAATAATTTTTGCTGATCCTTCCATGAGCTTGAGTTCACCAAAGGCGAAAGAACAAGCAAAACTAACGTAGAACCTAATACCCTCAAGAACGTTAACGTTTGCAACTGCTCTGTAGAGTTTGCGTTTGACATCTTTAATTTCCCATTTGGATGAAGGTGAATCTCTAAAATCTTCTTGCCACATGCTCCCAGTTCCCCATTGCTGAGCACTATTGAGGAAATCATCATAGGCACCTGTGACACTCGCAGCACGTTCTAGAATGCGTTCATCAGTGACAATCTTATCAAATACCTCTGAAGGATCAGAATAGACATTCTTAATGATGTAAGTATAGGAACGACTGTGGATCATTTCCATGAACCCCCAGACTTCCATACATGCCTCTAGTTCAGGTAAGCTACAGTAAGGAATAAAAGCCATCCCAGGACCACGCCCTTGAATGGAGTCAAGCATAATCTGGTACTTGAGGTTAGAGGTATAGATATGCTTTTGTTCTGGACGAAGTGTTTGATAAT